GCTGATTACAGGTGCTGTAAGCAATAGGCTAGCCTGAAAGCTCGACAGCCTTCGCTACCGCCATGTCGGCTACGGCCATGGACTGGGTTGGCGTAGTGGCCTTAAGCTGCTCCTGGGCGGTCCTAAGTAATTCCTGGGTGGAGCGGAGTTGTTCTTGGGCGGTACGAATCCGCTCTTGGGTGAATCGGAGCCGTTCCTGAGTGAATCGGAGCTGCTCCTGAACAGCCCAAAGCTGTTCCTGGGTAGGAATTAGCTGCTCCTGAACGGTCCGAAGATGCTCCTGAATGGAGCGAAGCCGGCTCTGGGTGCAGTGGAACTGTTTCTGAGCGGTCCGGAACTGCTTCTGGATGAAGTTAAGCCGCTTACGAGTGGCGTAAAGCTGCTTCTGGGTAAAACGAAACTGCCTCTGGGTTAGGGGAAACTGCTCCTGAGTGCAGCGAAGCTCTTCCTGAGTACCCCGAAACTGCTCCTCAGTGAATCTGTACTGCTCATGGAGGGGATAAAGCTGCTCCAGAATGCCCCGAGACCGTTCATGGTCGGCTTCAAGCTGTTCCTGAGTAGGGAAGGGCTGTTCCTGAGTAGGGAAGAGCTGTTCATGGACGAAGCTGAGCTGACCATGGGTGAAGCGGAGCTGCTCCTTGGCGAAGCAAAACTGCTCCTGGGTAGGGATAAGCTGCTTCTGAGTAAAGCGGAACTGCTCCTGAGTGAATCGAAACTGCTCCTGGATGAAGCTGAATCGCCTCTGAGTGGCGTTAAGCTGCTTCTTCAGGTAACGCAGCTTGGCGAGCATCTGACCGTGGCTGATGCCTGCATACTCCCCACCCTCATCCCGTACTTGGGCTCGCTTCTTCTGCATTTGGCTGCTCTTTACTTTTGCTCCCATGGCTTAAAGTCGAGTCGTACCCTAGGCTCACTCAGGTGCTTGATTTATTTCGTCGTTTCAACCATTTAGCCGACATGGCCTCCAAGAGCTTTTCCAACTCGGCCTCGGCTTCGCCGGCCTCGTGGGCCATGTCCTCAGTAGGGGCCTCGGACCCCAGGAAGACCCTACTGGCAGTCAGGCACCTGTTGGCTGCCCTGGCAACAGTAACCAAGTCCTCAACCTTGGCCTCCAGCTCCTTGACTTTGGCTTCCAGCTCCTTGAGCTGGGTAAAACTGCCGATGCTGGTTCCAGTCGTGGTGGGCTCAGCGACACCCTCGTAATCCTCAGCCATCGCAATAGTGCTAGGGTTGGGCATAAGTCGATGTCCTTTCTGGTGTTTACCTTGCTCTGGGATTTACTTCTACCCTACTTATAACGAACTGGCACCCCGTTCATCTCAGCCGGAAGCCTGTCAGCTCGGAGCTTGCTGCTGACCCCAACTTTGGGCTTGACAACAAGCACGAACCCTCGGTCCGTCAGGACCAGAGAGCAACTCTCCATCACTGGACCGAAACGTTGAAACAGCGCCTTCCTTGCCTCGTGCGCCTGCTCGACGGTAACCCTCATGTCTGCTTCCTCCCAATGAAAAGGCCGCCCGGTTACCCGGACGGCCCCAATATATCAGCCCGGAGGTACCGGGGCAATACCGTCGATGGTACTACGGGAGGTCGAGCGCCGACGGGTCCTCAGCGTTGGCAGTAGACTCGTCGTCAACAAAGATTCCAACGAAGGTCACAGTAATCTCTTCAAGATTCCTTGCGCTAATCGTAGTGCTGTAACCGGTGGGACGAACGTCGCGGAAGACTGCGATGTTTTTGCTTGGATTTTGCCTATCGACGATAGTGAGAGTAAGGTACTCGTGCTTCAGGAGGTCCTTCAAGTTCGGAACCTTCCCATCAGCATGAGGGCCGTGGTCGATTACGCGCCATCCGGAAGCGGTGATTTGCACCGGCTCCTGGGCCGTGTAGTCAATCTCCGCTGGGCTGTACCGGCCGAGGATGTACGCGGGCTGCGCGTCATAGGTCAGACCATAGCTGACGTTGTTGAAGATTCCCAAGTACTTCGCTTGTCCTGTTGCCGGGTCCAAAATCCCGAACTTCGCTCGGGCACCGGACATTACCTTGGGGGCTGCCATACTTGTTTCCTCTCATGAGTGAGCGAGTTACTTAGCTCGCCCGAATAGGGTTAAGCCGATTGCTGAACTTGAGAAACGAGGAAGCTAATCGGGATGAAGTAGATTGCACCCGCGAGCTTGACTTCCAACGACACAATCATAGCCGTGCCGCTGATTTTGATGGAAGCATTCCGGAAGCCCCTCGGGGCGTCATCCGATGGAGCGATGAGCTTCAAGCGGAGGAAGTCCGCCATAATCGTCTCCAGGAAGGCCATAGCAAGCGCCGCATTCACGTCCGCCACCGACTGGCCGACGAAGGCGTTTTCCATGCGCTGAGCCGTCGTCATCGCAATCACATCAGCCACATAGGTAGCCTGGATGGAGTTGAAGACGAAGTTCGAGTCCTTCCCGTAGGTGGTCTGGTCGCTGACCCAGTACCAACCGCCGGTCTCCGCCTTACGGAGCGGCAGAAGGCCCGAGAGGAGCGCATCCTCCACTTGGGTGTCATCCTGGTCGTCGAAGTCCTTCGCCGCCTGGAGCGCACCGACAATGTTTGCGTACTTCCGGACGATGGCCTTGTAGAAGCCGGCCGCCTGCATCCCAGCCGCAACTACAGCACCCATCCAAGGCTGGTACTGCTTGACTGAACCAGAGGAATCCAGGTTGCGGACATCCTGGAAAGTCATCGAGCAGCGGAAGCTGGCCGTATTGGCTGCCGCCTGACGGGCATTGGCAAACGTGTCCTTACGAGACAGAAACGCTTGACGATTCCGCCGGCGCTTGAGCGTACTCATCTTCAGCACGTGGCTGCGAACCGCTGCATTGATGGCGTCGATGGTGTAAGTCGAACCGGTCTCGGTGAGGTTGTCAGCTGCGTCAAGCGAGGCGTCACGCGAGAACAGAGGCACCAGGAAGTTGCCCTGCACCTTCTCAAGAGCCAAGAGCGCCGCCGAGACATCTGCGTCGCTGGTGGTCCCCTTGGTGCCGCCTTGCAGATAGGTCACAGCCGTAACCGGCTTCGGAAGACCTGCGTCGGCCTGCTTGACTACTCCAGAGGCGTCTTGCAGTTGGACGAGCACTGACTCGCCATTCACCTTGTTGAAGAACCGGAAGGCATCAATTTTCAGCCGTCCGGGCCTCTCTCCGAACTCGCTCGCCACACCCATGCTGGCTACGTTGTCGAGCGCGGTCGCTGGGAGCTGCCCAAGAATCGCAGTGCCAACCTCAGCCTTAAATCCGGGCCGGCTGTTGATGAACGTCGCCACATCCTGAATCGTCGGGAAGTCCTTCAAGTTCAGGCTGATGTTCGTACCAGAGCCGCCTGTAACGGTAATCGTCAAGGTGTTGTCGTTGACGGCCATGACGGCAGTGGTGCCGGTGTACCCGACCTTCAGCGCAATCTCACCGCCAGCCGACAGCTCTTCCTGGATGTTGTCCTTCTGACGGTTGGCCTTCAGCGTCACCGCATATTCGGATGCACTGGTCAGGAGCTTCGGGGCCCCGGCCTTAGACACCCAAGACACCTTGGTGGTGTTCAGAGCATAGGCCAAGTTCGAGAGGAGGTCCGTCGCCGAGGTCAGCTCGGCAATCTCCAAGGACTTGCCGACGCCTGCGATAGGGTCGCCAGCCTCCAAGGTGATAGTCACCGGGGACCACGCCTGCACGTCAGTGGTCGCAAGCATGGGGGTGCTTGCCACGTTCACAGGAGCCGTCAAGGCACCGGGGGTGCCGGAGGCGTCCATGAGCTTGGTGGCAACGATTTGGTTGGTCGTAGCCGACACAACCACGTAGGACCCGACATTCGCCGAACCCGCACCCTTAATCGCGGAAGTCGATGGGATGTACAGGGTGTCGCCAACGACAGGGACAGTGCCGTCCCAGGTGCTGTCGTAGTCGATTTGGACCGTGTTCCCGCCAATCACCGTCAAGGAGAGGTTGCCTTCGACGTTGCTGAACAGGCCCCGTGAGACGCCGCCGGTGGCCGACACGCCAGGAAGCGCATCCACAGCCGTAGCAAACGCCGTCGGAGTAGTGAGCGCGCTAAGGTTCAGCACGCTCTTGGCGCCACCATTCACACGAATCGCCACGTCCACTGCACCAATCGGCAACAGCCAAGTGAAGGCGCCAGTAGTCGGCAGAACCTCAGGGGTCTTCTGCTCCAAAGTAAAGTAAATCAGGTTACCGGCCTTGCCGAAGCTCTTGTCGGCAAGAGTCCGGTACGGATTGCCGTTGTGGAGGGTGAGAGGTGCCGTTGCCTTGGTGCTGTTGTTGGTTTTGACGAGG